ACGCCTGGGTTGACCTGTCGCAGCAGTCCGATTGGCAGCCTAAGATTGACATGGCAAAAACTATGATCTATAATGAAATAGCCAGCGCATTGTCCAACTATTATCATGCTGATGAAATTGACGATGTGATAGACGAAATTACTAATCCTGAAGTGCTGGAGATTGCCTCGAACTACAAGACGCTGGAACTGATATACATGGACTTATATGGCAAGATCGGGACACAGGAAACCATTAATGCTAAGCTGTCTTATTATTCGCAGCAATATGCCAAGAGCTTCAAAAGCATTTTGCCTGTTTTGAATTTCGGTGGTTATGGCCAGACTATGCGCTATACCCAGGGACTGATAAGCCGATGATTAAGCTGAATGTCAAGCTAATAGACAATGCTTTGAAAACCATAGCCATGAATATTCGTGCGCAGATCAGAGACAATAGCAGGAAAGGCGTGGACGTGAACGGCAATCCATTTCATAAGTATTCAACAACCTATGCCGAATGGAAGCTGGAAAGAGTTGGTAAAAACAGCCCCGTTAACCTTATGCTGCACGGACAGATGATGAGAAGCATAGTTGTAAACAAAGGCTCTGGTGGCTATGAGATTAAGTTTGCTGATGCAAGCATGGCAGAGCGGGCTTGGTGGCATCACACAGGCACAGGACAGCCCAAGCGTCCTTTCTTTGGTGTTTCAGATGCTAATGCAACGCGGATCACAGAGAAGGCCTGGCCTAAAGAGGTTCTTACCAAATGACTAATAAACAGATATTGGTGTTAAACAAAATCGTGGAGATTACCGATGCACTCACTGAAGTTGCCTTTGCCGGATTATATCCGAATGCCGTAAAGTCCATAGGCCAGCGATATCCGGCTGTGATAGTGCGTGATGGTGATGAGGACGCCCCTCAATACAATGCAGGGCAACAGGTGATCTACAATTATGCTGTGGACGTTATCCTGCACCATGAGCAAAGGCTTGGCATCACAAGAATAGAGGATGTGCTTGCCGTGCAAAACAAGATCATAACGGCCGTAATAACCGACCTTAGCCTTAGCGGTCTGGTGCATAACATCACTGGACACTCGGTAACTAAAGGAGACAATCAAAGCGTTTTACCCGACACCGGAGCTGGTTTCCAGGGGGAGATCACTGCCCGAGTAATTACTTTCAATCTTCAAATATCCGATACAAGGAGATAACCATGCGAGTAAAATATATCTTTCGTGGTGCTTTCAGGAACGACAAGCTAAAGCTGGTCAAAGACCGTGAATACGATCTTACGCCAGAGCAGATTGCCTTGTTTCCTGAGCGCTTTCAGATTATAGAGGAACAGCCAAAGCCCAAGAAATCAAAGGCAAAAGCGGAGGTGCAAGATGGCGATACGGAACAGTAATAACTACAAAGTGGCTATCGTGCCGGAGGGATCCTATGGCAAGCAGAAATTTGGTATTCTCAGCGATGCTTTGTTGCTTAATGACAAGCTGGAATGGAACTTCGCACCATTGACAGCCGAGCGCACCAAAAAAGAAAACTCGCTGTATAAAGCAGCCACCCGAACTAAGATTACAGGTGATATGGTTACAGGCACTCTAAGCGGGGACTTGACTGATGGACACGAACTGATCTTAGGAATGCACTTCGATGATGATGCAAGCCCATACTTGTATGCAACCGCACTCCCCACCACACGAAGCTGCAATATCTATCAGCTATACCTGAATGCTGCTGGTGATGTGGTTACTTATGATGTTTTGCTTGGTGCTATCTTGAACCCGCTAACGATATCCGGCGAAGCCAATGGCATAGTGCAATACTCATGCAATATCGAAGCTGCCAGCTACAGGCAGGAAATTGCCAATACAGATGCTGATGTGCTCAATATTAATAATCCTGCCGAGGCCGGAGCTCCGTTCCTATTCGGGAATGTGCTTGCCACGCTTTATGAAAATGATACCGAGATAAATAGCTTTAGCATTGAACTCATCAAAACAATGGTTGACAATGCCCTGCGTTTCCAGAACAGCCTAACGAAAACCAATGACCGCTATACAGCCGTTGGCGGAACGCTTTCCTACAGCAAAATATGGGATGGGACAAATAACGCAGCCGATCAGGCTTTTTGCTATAATGAATCTGCTAACCATGTAATGTTGATGCTACATAATGCACCTGCTGAAACAGCAACTAAGATTTGGTACATAAAGTGTGAAGGTGTTATAACTGAAACAAGCCGTCCAGACGCAGATCGAGGTATATTTATCGGGAATTACACCTTCGACTTAACTGCTGGTGGCTTGGCAACTGGCGTTCCCGTTCTAATTGAAATAAAATAAGAGGTAAATAAAATGGCTATAAGAAATTCAAACAACTACAAAATCGCAATCGTAAAGGAAAGCGTCTTAGGTCAACAGGTTACCAACCTAAGCACTGCAACTTTTTTCAATGATAAAATGGAGTGGTCAAACGCTCCGATTACCGTTGAAAGGGCAAAGAAAGAAAACAGCCTGTACAAGGCTGCTACACGAAACAAGATAACTGGAAACCTTGCAACCGGCACTATTTCAGGTGATTTGACCAACACCCATGAAATCCTCTTGCAAGGGCATTTTGACGGCACCGCAACCCCTTACGCTTATCCTGCGCACCTAACCACGCAAGCCAGCTATAATATCTATCAGCTTTATATGGATTCAACAGGTGCGGTGGTTACCTATGATGTGCTTTTGGGCTGCACGCTAAACCCGCTGTCAATCACCGGAGAAAGCAACGGCATAGTTCAGTATTCATGCGGATTCGAAGCTGCCACATACTTGCAAGAGCAGTTAGTTGCCACCATCACCAATCACACCGGCACTGCTTCTGGCGTTCCGTTCCTGTTTGGTGATGTTACTTCGCAAGTTACCTTTGGTCAAACCCCGTCCAAGCTTAACAGCTTTAGTATGGAGTTCAGCAAGTCCATCGTTGATAATGCTATCCGGTTCCAAAACAGCATGACCAAAACCAATGACTATTATACTCAGGTTGGCGGCACGCTTAGCTATGTAGCACTATGGGACGGCACGAATAAAGCAGCCGACCAAAGGGAACTATATGATGAAGTAGCTAAATCAAATGTAATTACCCTCATCAACGCAACTAAAACCTGGGCGTTTACCCTGGGTGGCATCCTCACCTCAGCAAGTCGTCCAGACGCTGACAGGGGAATCTATTTGGGAAACTACACATTTGACCTGACATCTGTATCAATAGCGGTGTCCTAACGTAATAACCTAATAAAAGGAGATAACATGACTGACAAAATCAAGTCCTGCAAACCGAGCCTGATAACCGGCAGACCAGATTTCAATTACCGGCTGGAGTTTACCGATTCCGGTGGTGCATTCTGGGAGTTTGGGCTGCACACGCTATCTGCGAAACAGAGGGGTGCTATCCAAGCCAGCTATGCTACCGTAAAGCTTAGCAACGAAGGAAAAGCTGAGACCATCGTAAACAATAATATGGAACTGATGATAACAGCCACTATATTTAATGCTTTGGAATCCTGGTGCATTGAGGAAGCCATAACAACGGATAACATTGATCTGTTGCCAAAAGATGTTAGAATGGCTCTTTACACTTCCATCACAGACCACGAAGCCACTAACGACTTTACCCTGGAATCCGAAATAAAAAACTAACGCAGGCGGTTATATTTTATGAGAACAACGGAAATGCAGCCTACGACATGCTTCAGTCAAGTGCCGGACAATACCACTTTTGCCGGTTCTGTGAACTGGACGGGGACTGCGATCACACAGGCGGTAAGCTTACCCAACGGACATTATACATCCTCCGATACTTATATGAATTTGAGGGAGGGGTTACCGCCTACCCGTTGCCAGGCTCATGGGAATATCAACCGCTATGGTTTTATGAAATGCTCCGAGCAGGACGCTCAGAGCTTAACAGATGCCGGAACGAAGCGCAAAGGCGAGAAATTGACGCAGCCAAAAGGAAACGCTAAATGCAGCAAGAACTAAAGATCGTAGTCAAGGCAGACGGAACAGCGCAGGTAGTTAACAAGCTGGACACAGTCAATGCTAAAATAAATGCCGTCAATGCTTCTGGATCAATGACCGGCTTTAAGTCTGGCATGATGGGAGCGGTAAAGTCAATGCTGCCAATGATAACAGCCATAACGGCCGTAACTGGTGCGGTCAAACTTGCCACTGATGCCTTGGAAGCGTTTAACG